TGCTTATCATCTGCTAATTCAGATTTGATAGCACCTGTCAACTCCTTGAATAAAGCCTCTCCTGATTTACCTACATCAACACAAATGGCGGTACGGGCATCTGATAGATTTCTTCCTTCTTTAAGATACTTCCTCAGGTGCATCTAGCATATCATTAAGTTCTCTGATCCATTGCTTCCAGATACTAGGATTGCAACTGCAAGGCACATGATATTTATGGCTGAATACCCTTGAATGAATCTTTGCTATCATCTCCTGATCTTCCCTGCTTATTCTCTTCTCCTTCAGGATTCCTCCTGATAGATATTCCTTCTCCTCAGGATCTAAGCATTGAACTTTCTTATAAGGGAACTTTTTATTGAGCCATTCCTTTCTCTCATTACAGCCACAATCTTCTCCTGCAATAGCTTTCACCACCGCCTTAATTCCTGTAGCTTCTGTGATCTTCTCAATAGTATCTCCTAATCCCTTAGATTTTGTCGTAGTCTCCGTTTTCGTAGTCTTCCCAATCTTCTTTGATTTGGTCGTAGATTTTCGCTTTGCCATTTTTGATAGTATTCTTAATTGATGTTAATCCTATATCTGTCTCCCTGTGGATCTTATTCATTGAGTTCCCTTCCATATGAATCCTGATCATCTTGGAATCATACCAATGCATATCCTCCATCTCCTTCTCCATCATCAGGATCAGTTTCTCCATTGCGTCCCTCTCCTCTGGATAAGTCTCATAACTATGATTCTCTAGATCATCAATATCAACTTTCTGGATTCGCTTCTTAGCCCTCTGATATTTTAGAGCCGTATTGATGCAGGATCTATATACATAGAAAAAGGAAAGGGAGTCATCCTCGTAAAAGTTTGTCCTCCCTTCCTGTTCTAATTCTAGAAGCCTAAGAAACACCATCTGAACAATGTCTGATGCTATATCATAAGAGCCATCTGTGTACTGCTTTATAAAGCCTGTTAATCTCTTAAAGTTCTTCCTATAAAACTTCTCTATGCGATCCATGTTATTCCAATGATTCCAATCCCTACTGCTATCTGTAAATAGTGTAAGGGAGGCTCTCCATTCTCCTCAGGATAGTAGGCATAATTTACACCTAACATAAAGCCATAAAGTGGGTTAAATTCTATTTCCATCTGCTTCTAAGATAACACTTTTTCCCTCTAATTCTAATATCCTGTTTTTCAAGTTATTAACCTGCCCCTCCAATTCCATGATTCTTAGCCTCTGTCTACTGAACTGAGCCATCAATGTATTATCAGCCTGAATCTTCAGGCTAGGCTTATCTACTAAGATCCTCTGTGCTACTTCATAGTAGTATCTGTATCCTTCACTCCAATCCATATTCTCCTCATGCTTTCTCCCTGCATGATGAATAGTAGCATGATTCTTACCAAAAACCTTGCCCACCTGATGAAGGCTCATATACTTTCTCATTGCAACCATCATTGCACTCCTAGCAAAAACCTGATTCAGTCTCCTGCTTCCATCTGGAATAACTCCTATCTCATTGTAATATGCTTTCAGCACTTGTCCTAATTCATCCATTTTATCTCGTTTTCTTTATCTATTATTTTTTGAAATGGTATTCTATGTAATGATCCTGAAGATGCGTTTCTCACTATGTAATAGCTAGATCCTACATCTATATCACTCTTCTCTCCATCTACTCTAGTTTGCAGATATGCATGAACCTCCATACATACGAACTCCATATTATTGATATGGAATTTCTGCCCTTTGTCCATCTTCCTTTTAAAGACCATTTTTTATAAGCATTAAACAAGTCATTAATCCTGCTCTATAACAATCTGTTCCTATTTCTTGTTTTATTTCGCTTTCTAGAAATATTTCCAAAGCCTCTAACTCTCTTTTATAATCTCTCTGTTCCATATTATTTTTATAATCCACAATACCCAGAATCACATTCATCAAAATCATCATCAAAGAGTTCAAACTGAAGTTTGTAATCTTTAATCTGTTCATAGCTTACTCCTGTTTTCCAAGTTCCTTTTCCATTTCTTCCCATTTCCTGATCTGCAAACCATTGCATTTTGTTAGGATGCTTTTGAAACATCTTCTTTAACAGGATCTCATTTCTATGAAAACATCCTACGCAATTGTTCATCCATGCAAATCTTACAGGTTTATCCCTCCAGAACTCTTCAACATTATCTTTGTAAATGTTGTCTATAATCAAAGGGAAAGAGGGTGATTGCCATTCAAAATCCTGCCACTTGTTTCTTCCAGAGGGATGTTTGCTTACACTTGCTTTGATTTCTAATAAACCATTCTCATTCTTTCTCTCAATCATTTTCTTTGCTCTCCTTTGCTCATTTGCTCTGAAACCTATTCTCATATCAACAGGCTCTCCAATAGTCTTATACCACCAATGAAATATTGGCATCAACTTCATATTAGTTGTACAATATCTGTGTAGTTTGTTTGGAAGCCATCCTCCTTTTGTTTTTACAACTTCATCAAATGTTACTCCTGTAACCCATGAGATCTCTCTACCTATAAACTGCTCAAGGTCAAGCATAGTATAGATGATAGTATCATCCTCTGCCGTTCCAATAAAAGGGGCTTGGATTCTATCCTCTACCTCTTTCCTGATCTTCTCATCTGGGAACTTGCAGTTCTCATCTTCTATTCTTACTAGCGAAAACACATCATAATCTGCTGGGTAATTTGCTGCTATATAACTTGATGTTTTTCCTCCTGATAAACTATTAACCTTTTTCATCTCTTAAAACTCATTCATAAATCCTTCAATCGTTTTCTCTAATGATGCATTCTGTTTTCTTAGATCATACATCTCCTGCTTTAACTTACCATTCTCAACCCTAGCCTCTAGGATCTTCTTATCAAGAATATTAAAGTAATCTGTGATATGCCTATATACTGCTGAGGTATCCATCAGGATATTAAACACATCCCAAACCTCTTCTTTAGTCATACTCTCCTGACCATTCAACTCCTTGCTTACAATCTGAAGAGCAGCATACAATTCTGCCTCCTTCTCCATGTAGTATAATTTATTTCCCTCAAAATGGAGATCCATCTATTGTAATTTTTTTGGTGATTAAATCTAATCCATTTATTCTAAAGCCGCAATTTCCAATTGTTGATTCCATTCTCACAGGAGAATCTAAGGGAGTTGGTCTGCCTCCAGATTCTAATTCCTTAATCTTCCTCACATGAATATCTGTATATATCCAATCCCTCTCATGCTGAGTATATCTATGAATCACAAAAAACTCATCTGATCTATTTACAAACTTTCCTCCTCCTTCAACATCTGAAGCCATAGGAGGCATTGTATGTCCTGCATATTCATGATTGCCCTTGAATACTTTTCTCAGGGCTTCTGTTGCAGGATGTGTATTCAGGATAGTAGTAACTCTATATTCCTTGCAGAACTTCCTGATATGGCTTGTTACTTCATAATGGTATTCATGTGTTGATATACCTTTCAAATCCTCCTTCCTAATGGTAAGTGAATTATAAGGATCAATCATCAATCCATTAAACTCCCAAGCATCATAAATCTCCTTAGCGATATCTAACAACTCAAAAGCATTAACGATAAGTTCGCTATCTATAAATGCCCAATGCCCTTGCACAAAAGCATGATGCCTCCAGAACTCACTCTCATCAATCTGATTAATTGGCTTTCCTGCTAGGAACTCTATGATCTTTCTCTGTATGGATTGTACTTCATTCTCTGAAGAATAGATTAACCATTTAGATCCATTCTCTAAGGTATGGAGCAGTTGCAGGTATATCATTGTATGAGTCTTTCCTACATTAGCGTGTCCTGTTACTACTATGAAATTGCCTTCCTTGAATCTTAGATATTCATCTATCTGATCAACTCCAAATTTAGATGCCTGAGCAATCAACCCTTTCCTTGCTCTTTCCAGATATTTTATCGTGCTATCTGATTGCACTATGTGTTCATGTATCATCCCTCCAATCTAAACAATAATTTTTAATATCT